GTAATATAACAAATACAGCACCATCTGCAGGATATACACCCAGTCTTAGTGCGAAAAGTAAAATTGGTAATGCTGTGGGTACATTTTTAGATCCTAAACCAACATCCATAACCAATCAAATAGGTGATTGGTTGACCAAAGGTGTTGCTATATCACCTAGATTATCTAAATTGACATCAGTAATATCATTATATATGCCGGACACATTATATGCTGAATATAACTCTGATTATTCCGAATTTAGTTTAACCGATGATTTAGGTGGACCCATCGCCACTATAAAAGCAATAAATCAAATAGCTGATAAAAATAATCTACAAGGTGTTGATTCTGTGCAATCAGCACTAAAAGCAATAGGTAATGCGATAGGCACACAACCAGAATCTGTATATTTAGCATCTAAAGCATTTGGTATGGAAAATGTAGGTGCTGTATTAAATAAAGCACAAGGATATGCGGTTAATCCTCAAATTCAAATGATTTATAAAGGTATAGGATTAAGAAGTTTCCAATTAACATTTACATTCACACCAAAGTCAGCAAAAGAAGCAAAAGAGGTTGATGATATCATACATCTATTTAAGTTTCATTACGCACCACGACTAGAATCAGGAACAGAAACATCTGTTAATAGTATGTTTTTCATTCCACCATCAATGTTCACAGTTCAATTTATGCATGATGGTAAAGAAAATACACATTTGCCAAAATATGGTGAATGTGTATTATCAAACATAACAGTAGATTATGCACCTAATGGATTTGCTGCTTATGAAGATGGCGCACCAGTACAATCAATGCTGATGTTGCAATTCCAAGAAACCGAAATTATTGATCGTAATAAACTCGAAAAAGGATACTTACGTTAATGTTGTATTTTAATTCTATACCAAAAATCTTAACACCAGATGTTAATGGTGCGGGAATACTTCTAACCAACCTTATGGCTAGGTCGGAAATTATACCATCACTACTTAATAATCCTATGATGTTTTACAAATATGATATACAAGAGGGTGATACTCCTGAAATTATTGCGGACAAGTATTATGGTGATTCATATCGATATTGGATAGTATTATATGCTAACCAAATTTTAGACCCACAATGGAATTGGCCATTGACTAACACACAATTTGATGCATATATCACAAGTAAATATTCTGCAGTTGCTGGTGTTCAAAGTGTTTTAGCATATACACAATCAACCATTAAAGAATATAGAAAAACTATAAAATCCATAGATAGTATATCTTTAGTGGAAACTGTAGACACCTTTGTTATTGACACTAACACATATAGCCAACCAATAACATCTTCAGCAACATACCAATTACCAAACAGTCATGTAACACAGAATATATCAAAATCATCAATAAGTATTTACGACTATGAATTGGAAAAAAATGAAGCCAAGAGAACTATCAACCTAATCAATAAAACATATGTTTCAGAATTAGAACAACAATTCAAATCATTGATGAGAAAATAACATGGCCGCATCTGGAATAATTTATCCTAAAGATTATGCACTAATAAATTTAATATTGTTATCCGCAAACGGCAGCATGGATTTAAAAAACCTAATGGTAGAGTTATCATATCATGAGGATTTATTCGGCAACACAACATCAGGATATCTACTGATAACTGATGCGAATGGTTATATTGAAGCATTAAATCTAACAGGTAATGAATATCTTAGAATGACGTTTGGTAAAACCGAAAATGACCCCCACCCCATAGATAAATTGTATCGAGTATTTTCAATATCAAGAAGAAAATTAGAAGAAAATATGGCCACAGAATCATATACATTCGAATTCTGTTCCGAAGAATTGGTAATATCGGAACAATATAAGATTTGTAAGTCATATAAAGGTGGTAAGATATCCGACAATATTAGAAACATACTAGAAGAAAAATTGAAAGTGCCCGAAAAAAATATAATAGTAATTGAACCATCATATGGTGTTTATGATTTTGTTATACCAACAATGAAAGCGTTTGCGGCTATCAATTGGTTAGCTTCTTATGCCAGACCGGCACCCGATAAAAATGGTGCGGATATGTTTTTATATGAAGATAAATTTGGATATAATTTTAGGTCATTGCAGTCACTAATTAGTAATCCGACATATAGAAAATACGCATACAACCCAAAAAATATTAATCCAAATGATTTGAATTCTGACGTTTTTAATGTTACAACATATGAAATATTAAATTCATATGACGCACTTTCAGCAATAAATTCTGGTGTGTTTGCGAATCAATTATTATCATTCAACGCGTTAACCCGCGAAAAAAAGACCACAAACTTTGATTATGGTGTATATCACCAAGATTCCAAAACGTTAAACAAATCACCAATAACTAATATGGCAACCAATAAATTTGGCCATAAGTTAAATGATACTCCAGCAGCAGTATTGAAGATGGTATATTCGAATTTTAACCAACAAACGGTTGATTACATAAAATCTAAACCTGTTGGCGCAACGTCCAATGATATATTTGCTGAAACATATATACCACACAGAACAGCACAAATACCACTGATAAACTACACCAGATTAAAGATATCGTTACCCGGAGATTCAACATTGACCGTGGGTATGGTTATAGATTTTTCATTGTTGTCTGTTAATCCCAACACAAAAAAACCCGATGAGTTTTATTCTGGTCGATATTTAATATCCGCTGTACGACACATGATAACAATTACAGAATTCAAAACAATATTGGAAATAGTAAAAGATAGTACACCAAACCAATACGCATCACCAGAAACTAATTCCGTTTTATGGAAAAATACAACCAAAGGAGTTGTTGACTAATGACTAAAAAAGTAAATAATTTCGCTGGTCTAAATGGATTTGTATGGTGGATGGGCGAAGTGGAAAACCGCATGGATCCATTAAATATGGGTAGATGTCAAGTGAGAATATTTGGGTGGTACGGAGTTGAAATACCAACAGCCGATTTACCTTGGGCTCAACCTATGTATTCTTTAAATGGTGGTTCTACTAGTGGTGATATACGCATAGGTGACTGGGTTATGGGTTTCTTTTTAGATGGCGAAAATGCACAATCTCCTTTGATGATGGGTATTGTTCCTGGCATTAAACAATAGGCAATTAATATGAGTAAAAAATTACTTGAATTACACCAATTAGCAGCACAAGCAAAAATACACCAGGCACAATATAATGGTGGTATTATTTCTACGGAAGAATATAATGGTAGATTGTGTGCTTTAGATGATCACAACAACATTTCAACCAAAGAACACCATAAAGAACATGCCGATTGTTACCGTGACATGATTAATGATATCACGAAACATACTATTAAGGAAATATAAATGGCCACATATACACAAGACCAATTAAACCAACAGCTGCCTGCATTGTCAAATGGTGCTCAGATGATTCCACCATCACTAGAACTACCCGAAATGGCAATTACAACACCATTCCCAGCGGATGGTCAACAAAAAGGATTACCAACACATTCCAGTTTAGCTAGAGGTGTGGTTGAAGGAACAACTCTAGCTAATATGAATGATAGTTTAGATCATGCTTGTGATTTTGTATTAGATTTAAAATTGAGTATAGGATTTAAAAAATTCGTCAAATCTATTGCGAAAACTGTTAGGGAAGGCATCCGGTATATAATGAAAATGTTGGGTTTAACCGATTGGTCCGGCGACTTCTCATTCATAATAGGCAGAGCAAGAGCTTATGCACAAGAAATTCGTAGATTTATTGCAGAATACATCCAACCGGTATTGGATTTTGAAAAGTATGTATTAGCAGTTCTAGTAAAACTTAAAGAATATATCCAATGGATTTTAAGTTTACCCGCTAAGATAATGGGGCTATTGAAAGAATGTTTACAAAAACTTTATAAAACTTTAGCTAATGCGTTTACCGATGCTTTGGCTGAAGCTGCAAATGAAACACCACTAGGTGTTGGTGATACTTCTGGCCCGAATGGTTTGTCAACGTTAATTAATGAAGTTAAGACTACCATGAATGTTGCTAAAGATGCGTTAAGTGCAGCACAAAGCACATTAGTTTTGGGATCAGCTATTGTCGTATCGTCAACCGTAGGACTTTTAAATCCTGTTAGTGCTACCGAATTAGCAACAGCGACCGCAACAATTTCAAGTTATACATCACCAACGATAACATCCGCTGTTTCACAGGTGTCAACAATAACCAACAGTAGACCATAATTATGACCATACCTAAAGCACCAACATCCGGTAATTTATGGATTGAACCAGAATCCGCAGCAAGTGTTGAAACTCCACCAACATATCCATACAACCACATAACACAAACAGAATCGGGACATTCATTCGAATTAGATGATACTCCAAACAGAGAGCGTATTCGGATACAACACAGATCAAAAACATTTATCGAAATGCACCCGAATGGTGATGAGGTACACAAAATAGTTGGTGATGGTTATGAAATAATTGCCGGTGGTAAAAATGTATTAATTAAAGGTGTTTGCAACATCACAGTTAATGGTGATTGTAATATGCAAGTTAAGGGCGATCTTAATCAACAGATTAATGGTGACTATAACTTAGGTGTTAAGGGTAAAATTGATATTAGAGCAGTTAAAGATATAAACATATCCGGCGATTCCGACATATCAATAGCCGCTAATGAGAATTTTGGCGGTGCCTTGAGATTATCAGCATCAGAAAGTATAAATTTGGGGTCAGATTTATATATAGAGGGTTCAATAACATGCGACACATTAAATGCTGAAAGTAGAGTTAGTGCCGGTATGGGTGTAAGTGCTGGACCTTTCGGATTTACATCAGCCCTAGGTGGTCTTTCTTTAGGATTTCCACCATTAGCACCTGTTGCTGTACCTGGATGTATAACAACAATAGGTTATATAAATTCAATGTTAGCTGTTGTTTCTCCAAGCGTGTCATGTTTCAATATGAGTGCTGTATTGATGGGTGATACTATAAATAGTATGATATATGATACCCACATACACATATCATCAGTACCAGGAGCACCAACAAGTCCTCCAGTGATGCCGTTTATGCCAGCTATACCATTTTTAATTTAGGAAATATGATGACAGGATTATACAACACTTTAGGTTACAACTTTGATGATCCTAACGATAATATAAAAACATTATCGGACAACACATTAACACATTTAAATTCCATGCCAGAAATGATAAAACCTTGGCAAGCAACGGACATATTAAATAATGATGTTGGTGGATATTTTGAAAATCCTGTGTTAAGTGCAACAACATCTATAAGAGATACTGTTAATTTAATAATGGCCACATGTTTAACCGCTAATGGTGTGCAAGGAAGCACAAGTACGATAACAACATTATTCCATAATATTGCAATCAACACATTACCAACAACATGTTCCAATTATATAGACCACACAAACCGACTCTCCGGTGTAACTCCATACGGTGAAAACCAAGCATTATCAGCAACAAAACCATATTACCAAACAGCTACAGCCACCGGTAGATTGATGATGTATTTAACACATCAAACTGATAACATAACAGATTCATCGCCGGTAATGGGCAATTTTACAAGCCTATTTGTTGAACCTCAATTGGTAACAAAATATAACACACTATTAACATACTATAATCAAATTGTAAACAGTATAACATATTCACTGGACATAAATTTAGATAGTGTCGCAACATCAGATTTGACATTAGACCAAGTTAGTGTTATTGATGCTGAAATTTCAAGTACAATCACATTCTTGACAACCAGACAAACACATGATGAAACATTTTTTACCAATTCTAGAAACTTAATATCAAAATACCAAAGTACAAACCAGTTCAGCCAAACTGGAGAAACACAAAATTATCTAATTAATAATTTTATAGGTTCTTCTAAATTACTCTCAAGAATTAATACATAAATAGAACATGACAAATACACTAAAAAATATATACAGTGATTTAGATTTAACATTTTCTAGGATTCCTGGTAAAAATGATGTCGCTTTAAGTTATGATGAACAGTCAGTAATTAGATCAGTCCGAAATCTACTTTTAACCAATTTTTATGAAAGACCATTTCAACCCAATCTAGGTTCAAACTTAGATAAGTTGTTATTTGAACCTGTTAATAACCTAACAGCTAGTTTGTTAGAAAATGACATTAGAAATACAATAACAAATTATGAACCAAGAGTATCGTTGGATTACATATTAATTAGTCCAAATGTCGATGAAAATGCTTATACGGTTACAATACAATTTTATGTGGGTAATAATACGTCACCCACTGCTGTAAATTTATTACTACAAAGGTCTAGATAAATGTCATCCAATACAAACATACAGATTACTGATTTGGATTTCAGTAGCATTAAAGATAACTTTAAAACATACCTAAAATCACAAGACACGTTTAAAGATTATAACTTTGAAGGTTCGGGTTTAAGTGTGCTGTTAGATGTTTTAGCATATAACACACAATATAATGCATACTATCTGAACATGGTTGGTAATGAAATGTTCTTAGATTCTGCACTCCAAAGAAGTTCGGTGGTCTCACATGCAAAATTGTTGAACTATACTCCAAAATCCGCTTCTGCACCTTTAGCGTATATCAATGTGGCTTTCAATGGTGTTACAACACCATCATTTACTTTACCTAAATTCACAAACTTTATGTCTGAATCTATAGGTTATAATAATTTTAATTTTGTAACTGATAATTCACACACAGTAAATACCGAAAACGGTATAGCTACTTTCGAAAATGTTATCATAAAACAAGGTCGACCCACAACATTTACTTTTACGGTAAACAACACAACAAATCCTAAATGTACTTTTGAAATACCTGATGCAAATATAGACACATCAACAATTCAAGTATTGGTTAAACAGTCATCAACAAGTACATCATATGACATTTATACTTTAGCTGACAATTTCTTAGTATTGAATCCAGAATCTACTGTATATTTTATACAAGAATCTTTAACAGGTAATTATCAACTTTATTTTGGTGATGGTATACTTGGTAAAAAATTAGATGATAACAATCTTGTTATAGTTTCATACATATCAACAGAAGGTTTATCTTCAACTGGTGCCAACAACTTTACATTGATGGACAATTTAGGTGGTTATACAAGTAAAACAGTCACACCTATAATTCCAGCAACCAGTGGCAATGCAAAAGAATCTATCGAATCTATCAAATATCAAGCACCAAAAGCATTTTCATCACAAAATCGTGCAGTAACCAAAGATGATTATATCACAGTAATCCAACAAAATAAAATAGGATTAACATTTGATGCTGTTAATGTTTGGGGTGGTGAAGAAAATGATGTTCCTGTTTTTGGTCAAGTATTCATTTGTTTGAAACCATCTGGTGCATATGATATTACGGCTACACAAAAACAAAGATTGATTCAAGATGTTATTAAACCTATTAGTGTAATGACTGTTAATCCAACTATAGTAGATCCAGATTATACTTATTTGAAATTAAACATTACTGTTGTTTATGATCCTAATAAAACAACACAAACATCAGCTCAAATAGAATCTGGTGTTAAATCTGCAATATACAGTTTTGCCAATTCAACATTAAACACATTCAATTCAACATTCAATTCTTATGAGCTGATGAAAACTGTCCAAGATTATAGTAACGCTATAATCACCAGTGAATATGATTTGAAATTACAGAAGAAATTCTTTCCAGATTTAGTTACTCCATCAACATATAATCTATATTATAATACACCATTAGATAAAGGTATGTTCTTAAGTGGTGTTTCTAGTTCACCATCAGTGCAATTTAGAGACCCTGCAAACTTAGCTAATATTATCAATGGTATATACATAGAAGAAGTTCCAGCATCTACAAATGGTGTCGAATCAATATCATTAATTAATCCAGGTTCTCAGTATCAATCATTACCAATCATTACAATTTTAGGTGATGGAACTGGTGCTAAGGCTCATGCTGTATTGTCTGGTGGCAGTATCAAAAATATTGTTATTGATGCTGCTGGTTCTGGATATACTGCCGGACTTGTTACAATAACACCACAATCAAGTGATACCACCGGTAAACTTGCATCTGGTATTGTGAACTTAGAAGGTAAATTTGGAACATTGAGAACATATTATAACAACACTGAACAAGTCAAATCAATTTTCAATCCGGATATAGGAACAATTGATTATATGAATGGTATAGTAACGTTAAATTCATTTGGTCCTATTGGTGTTGATAATGCATTAGGCCAATTTACAGTAACAGTTAAACCCACAACATCAATTGTTTCATCTAGTTATAACAGAATAATAACTATTGACCCATATGATGCTAATGCAGTCACCGTTAATGTTATAGCAAAATCATGATAGAGAATCATAATTTAACAAGTTTACTTATACCATCTCAATTACCTGAACACATTCGAGATGATCCTTCTTATGCGAATTTTGTTGTGTTTCTCCAAGCATATTATGAATGGATGGAACAAGATGGAAATGTAATTGAGAGAACAAAAAATCTAACAAGTTATAAAGATATCGATTCTTCTACAAGCGACTTTTTATCTTATTTCTATAATGATTTTTTATCTTATTTTCCCGAAGAATTATTAGCTAATAAAAATGAAGTAGTTAAGTTAGCAAAAGAATTATATAAAGCTAAAGGCACACCTGCGTCTTACCAGTTGCTGTTTAGGATTTTATATAACATGGATGTTGACTTCTTCTATACCAAAGACGCTGTTTTAAAAGCATCTGATGGTAAATGGTATGTTGCCAAGAGTCTGAAATTATCAACAGACCTTATATATGTTTCCGACATATCATATTCCAACAACACAATAACAGTATCAACCATCACACCAAATGATGTAAGTGTTGGAGACTCATTTACATTGTCAGGAACAATAGCGGAAACAAATGACCCAAATGGAACTTGGATTGTTTCCGATGCAATTGATGATTATATATTCTCATTTCAAGCAACTAATATACCAGTTGGTGTAATTGATATATCAAATGCTAGTATTTACATGCCTAAAGGTTTTGCAAATAAAAACTTCCTAAAAACTAATAACTTAAGAATATTTGGCGAAACAACAAAGTCAATTGCCACCATAGAAAATTCTGTTATTGCTGGTAAAAGAGTTGAAGTTTTTATATCTAATATTGAACGATTATTTGAATCTGGAGAATATGTTAGAATAGTAGACTCAAATAATCAAGATGTTTTGTTCGATGGTTATCCTTTACGAGCTAAGATTTTAGGCCAAATAAGTCAACTCAAAATTAATCCAACAAATCGTGGATTATTATACCAACCAAATGACCCAGTTATAGTTTATGGCGGGTTAAATACTCCAACAGGAATTGGAGCTGAAGTAACAGTTAAAGAAACTACAACAGGTTCTATTCAACGTATTAAAGTTGAAGACGGTGGTTATGGTTATACAAAATTCATTAGTGATAAATTACCAGGTTCAGCTAACACCCGACTAAACATAAGTAATGCTCCTGGTGCTCAAGCACATGTTACAGTTAATGATAATCCAGCAAACGCAAAAAGAGTTGATGTTTCATTTATACCCATAGATTTTATTGGTAAGAAATCACATCTTCCTATAGGAAACACAACAATTACAATGCCGTATTATTTCGAACATAATGTGTCTGCAAATATAAAAACATCATTATCGAACACATTTAATTTCACTACGTTTTCAACATTTCCAATATCATCTGTCATTGTTGACAATGGTGGTGGTGGAATTAAAACAACACCATTAGTGACAGCAGATTCATTATATGCTGTCGAAGATTCTACACCAGAATTAACCAGCTTTGCAAATTTAAAAAGTCTTGGTATATTAGCACCTATTCAGATTATTGATGGTGGTCATGGTTACGTTAATAATGATCCTATTATCATTACTGGCGGAACTGGTTATAATGCTTATGCTAATGTAACTTCAGTTAGTGCTAATGGTCAGATATTAACTATAAATTTTGTCCAAAAATCTAATAATATAACTTTAGGCGGTATGGGTTATACTATAGGTGAAATAATACCTTCAGTTAATATAGCCAATACTGAAGTATTATCAACACTAAGACAAGTTGGTAATTATAAATTGGGTTCTGGATTACCATCATTAAGTATCAATTCAGCGAATACACAAGCAGCTAATGCTGTCTTAGTTGTTCCTGGATTATTAGGTGATGGTGCATTATTTACACCAACTTTAGATCGGGTAGGAAGTATAACATCATTTAACATATCAAATTATGGTGAAGATTATATTTCAGCTCCTAATGTTTCAATAAAAGTTCAAGATATTATAGTTAAAGGATTGACATTAGACAATCTACCATTCCGTGGAGATACTGTATATCAAGGAGTATTAAATTCTGGGTATGTAGCTATAGTAGATTCTATACAATTACTGATACCCAGCGGCATACCAACAGATACAGTATACAGACTCAGAGTTTTTAATTATAATGCGAAACCCGACTATTATTTGCCATTAGAAATTCACACAGAATATAAAGATGTTCTGATGACATTGACAAACCAATATAATATGGTCGAACCTATTGATGATAGACGAGATGTAAATGGTGTATTGACATATGGTGATGGTACTGCAAAAGCAACAGCAAAATTCTTAAATGGATTAACTATTGCTGACGGTCAATATCTAGATACCACAGGACATCCAAGTTCTTTTGATGTAATTCAAAGTGTGGATTACAATAATTATACTTATAAAATTACAGTAGAAAAAGAAATTGATAAGTATAGAAAAACTTTGTTGGGTTTATTACATCCAACAGGTATGAAAGTTATTGGTCGTTATGCATTAAAATCTGAAGCAAAAACAGAATTTGATGTTTTAGACACATTAAACAATGGTCAATTATTGTCATATTATACGGGCGATGAAATGTCTAATGTGGTCATATCTTTGGGATCATCAAACTTGTGGAGTAATAATATTGTTAAGTTTGCCGGTTTAGGATCAGCAAATCTTAATGATTTTATAACTACAGATAGTGTTGTTTCTTTTACTACAACTCAAGGCGATGGTATACATTCAGAAGTTTTATCTGTTAATGCTGCAGCGAATACTATCACATTGAAAGATGATGTTTGGTTAAATTTTGCCAATGTTGCATATGTTACAGCTAATTCCGGTAACAATGTTATACACATCACATCAATCACCAATTCATATGACATTATAAATAATGGTAATTATAGTAACACCGCATACCCTTTGAAAGATATTGTAAGAACTGGTGATAACATAACAGTTGCCAATAATACAACTAAAACAGTGTCAGATGTTGATTACATAAACAATATCATATACTTGAGTGCAAATTTAACAAACAATGTTGTTTCATCTATCTCGGTTAGTAGAACATTAATAGCAACAGCTGAATTTGTTAAGATTTTTACACCAGTAGGTCAACAATATAATCCAGTAATTTCTGATGGATTAGGAAACACACTTTTAACAGAAGATGGTTCATTATTAATATTAGGTTAAATACAAAATGGCAACAATTAAAATAACACAATTACCAACTGGCAGCTTAAGTGCCAATACATCAAACACAGTATTTGTTGTGGTTGATACCAATACAGGCATAACTTCAAAGGTAACAGAAACGCAAATTGCAAATAATCTATATGCAAATAATGTTTTAAATGTTGGAGGTAAACCACAATTAATACCTAATGTAATAGCACAATTTGCTGGTACTGATCCATTGTGGTTAGATGTCATAAATCAAAATTTTCACGCAAATGCTTCAGCTGATTTTGTAGCTATATCAAACACATCAGAAAATAGTTTTGAAAATTACATTGATATGGGTATCAATAATTCTAACTACCATGATGAAACATATTCATCAATGAAAGCTACTGATGGTTACTTATACACATCAGGAGTAACTAATAATGTATATAGTGGTAATTTAATCATTGGTACAGCCACTTCTGGTGCATTGATAAAATTGATAGCTGGAGGAACAACCACCAATAATATCGTTGGAACCATAAGTTCTTCAAAATTTAATATATTGCAATCTGTTGATGTTACTGGAAATGTGTCGGTTACAGGATCATATAACTTCACAGATTCTACAACACAATCAACAGCCGCATCACCAATAGTATACACACAAGCATCGTTTGATAAAGTAAATAGTGCAAGCATCTATGCCAATACAGCTATTAATAATGCAGCCAGTGCCAGTCTTTATGCTAACACCACTAATACTTGGATACAATCCAATTATATAGCAAACACTGCTGGTGTAATGACCAAAGGCGATTTTAAAGTTAATGGCAATTTATACTTAACTAAAAATATAGTATATACCCAAAATAATATCACCGGCAATACAAATACAATTACTATAGATATTGCAAACACATCCATATTACGATTCACTTCAAATGATACAACCACAATATCACTTACCAACTATCTTACAGGAAAAGTATCAGAAGTTTGGATAACCAACGCTAATGTTGCCAGTCAATCAATTTCACACGGATGTTTATCAAATAATTCTACAACGGGCACTAGTTCATTTAACATATCTTCAGGTAAATGCGCATATTTAAAATATTTTTGCATTTTAGGTGACCCAGCAAATACTTTTGTATCTATTAATTATTCATAAATATCAATATGCCAAATAAAAATTTATTAACACACAATTCTAAAGTTTCTTTAGTAGAACAATCTTACTTTTCACCAGTTTCTACTATATCAGGATCAACTAAAGTAATTAATACGATTTATTGCTTCTTAGCACAAATTGTTCCATGGACCACAGAAAATATTCCTGATGTTCCTGAGCAAAGCCAAAAATATATTAAAACTTTATTTAAGAATGTTTTTGTAGTAAAGAAGATAAAATCAAATGATATTAGTCCCGTGATTCAGAGGGTAGATTGGGAATCAGGAATTGTTTATGATGCATACACCGATGAAATTGATATATTATCTAAAGATGTTAATGGTTATAACAATTATAACTTCTACATTAAAAATAAATATGATCAAATATTTAAATGTCTTTGGAATAATAATGGTGGAGTATCAATAAACGAACCATTCTTTCAACCAGGAACATATGGCACCAATAAAATATTTAGCGACACTGATGGTTATAAATGGAAGTATATGTATAGTGTAGACATTGGTAATAAAACCAAATATATGGATAAAACTTGGTTGCCTATACCTGTTGGAGAATACACACCAAATCCATTAACATCTTCAGCTGGTTCTGGTTCAATAGATGTTATAAATGTAATTAATGGTGGTTCAGGTTTCGACCCAACAATTTCAGTAATTAATGTTGTCATTACTGGTGATGGTACAGGAGCGACAGCTGGTGCAATAGTTGTCAATGGTATTATAACAGATATACAAATTACAAACCCCGGAACAAATTATACTTATGCTGATGTAACAATATCTTCTTCAGTAGGTTCTGGTTGTATTGCTATAACACCAACATCACCCATAGGTGGTCATGGATTTGATCCTATATCAGAATTAGGATGTAACCATGTGATGTATACCGTAGAGTTTAATGGTAAAGAAACATATGATGGCATTGATTATGTTCCAACGAACATCGATTATAGACAAATTGGATTAGTATCAAACCCAATATCTAAATCATCGTACCCAGACATAGCAGACAAAGACATTTACAAAGTTTCAACAGATTTAATTGTGGCTGGAGGATTTGGATTATACACAGCTGATGAAATAATCTATCAAGGAACTAGTTTAGAAACAGCAACATTTACAGCTAATATGTTAAGTTTCAATTCTGCATCTGATGTGGTGAGTTTAATAAATATAACAGGAACACCAACTCTAAATGCACCGGTGTTTGGAAATTCTTCCCAGTGTGTTAGAACCTTATTAAGTGTTAGTTATCCTGATTTTGTACCCCAATCTGGATATTTAACCTATATAGAAAACAGAGTTGCCATTCAACGTAGTGTTGATGGTATTGAACAATTTAAATTTGTATTAGAATACTAAAAGAGAAAAATATGCCAATTAATTTTAATGTCGCACCGTATTTTGATGATTTTGATCCAAACGACAATTTTCATAGAATTTTATTTAAACCTGGATTTGCTATCCAAGCAAGAGAATTAACACAAGCACAAACCATACAACAAGACCAAATTACAAAGTTTGCAGATAATATCTTCAAACAAAACACTCCAGTTACAGGTGGTCAAGTAACTACAAATTTACATTGTCATTATGTTAAAATACAACCTACAATAGGTGGCGCTAATATTGACATATCGTTATTTGATAAAAAATTAATACAAGATGCTACTGGTACAATTGTAGCTAGAGTCATTACCGTATCAGAATCTACCGGTGTTGACGGTTTAGGTGATCCGCACACATTGATAGTGTCTTATCTATCTGGCACACACTTCTCAGATAATGATATAATATATGACAGTTTTTCTAACGCATCAATACAAGCATTTGTTACAGATGCTACAGGCGTTAGTTCTGTTGTATCTATTTCTCAAGGTGTATTTTATATAGCCAGCACTTATGAAAGAACTGATGGTACAAACATTTCGAATGGTGTATTCGTTCAAGTAAATCCACAAACAATAATATTAAACAAATATTCCAACACACCATCCAATCGTATTGGTCTTAATATAATTGAAACTATACACGATTATATTGACGATTCTGCATTATTAGATCCAGCTATTGGAGCATCAAATTTCCAAGCTCCAGGTGCGGACAGATATAAGATTATATTATCTCTAGAAAGTCGTTCATTACAATTAGGTGATGATGATGGGTTCATTGAACTTGTTAGAATGGATGCTGGCCAAATAATCAAAATGGTTGATGGTTCTGTGTATAATGTTATTGATGATTATATCGCTAAACGTACATATGAAACAAACGGTGATTATGTTGTTAATGATTTCAAACTAACAACAGCTGCAAATACTTCAAGTACATTATTTGACCTCAAGATTGGTAAAGGAACTGCATTTGTTCGTGGTTATAGAGTGGAAAATCAATCAGAAATTACAGTAACAACAGATAGATCAAGAACCACCGATACTGTTAATAATAATGCGACATTTGTGGAATATGGAAATTACTTCTATATTAATAGTGCTGTTGGTGCATTTGACGTTACTTCAATTGCTCCAATAGATTTACATTGTGTAAGTAAAGCAAATATAGCAGTAGCAAACACAACCACATATAATTCAACATTGGTTGGTAAAGCATACATTCGTGGCATAGAATTTGACCATTACACAAGCATGACAGATACATCAACATATGTTTATAAAGCATATGTAACCGATACACAAAACAAAACTATATCAGGATATTGTTCACAAAACGGCACAGCAACTACAATATATTTGCCAAACGATTCAAGTACATCTGCTGTTGCTAATGCTTATTATGGTGTTACAGTATCTATTGATTCTGGACCTTCTGCTGGAGATGTTAAACGAATTGTTTCTTATAGTGGCGCATCAAGAATTGCTACAGTGGACACACCATTCACAGTAACACCAACAACAGCATCAGTTGTTACATTAAGATTTGACATTAAAGATGTAGAATCTATAGCAAATACCGCATATGGTACAACTACTATAAATGCTTGGGCATCAATACCAACAGAAAACAGAAGTGATGGATTAACAACAGGTGACGCTATATTACAGAATATTGTTCCTTCTGAATTAATATATTCAATAGGTAATCCATATATCAAAACAATTTCTGATGCTTCTTATGAATCAACTCAAATATTCAGATCAATTCCATTCTCCACTTATGCCGGAGGAACAAGAGCTATATTAAACTTTGATTCTATCGACCCTGTTATTGGTGATATACAATTTTTAGGTACAGCTCATGATAACTATATTGTTATTAATAACACAACTGGTGCAATAGTATCGTTTGCAAACACCGCTATTAGGCACATAACATTGACCAATAGTAGTAATACAGCAACATTAGCTTGTGATGATATTTCTACAGCATTTTACGCTACTGTTATTGTCAGATCATCAATTTCAAATGCTTCGGCTACCAACATAAAAAGAATAAAGAATCTTAAAACAGCAAATACTGCAAATGTCTTTCTTTCAGGAACAGCAGTAGGTAGTTATGTAAATGTAGATTTGGCCAATGGCCAAACTTATATTAAAACACTTGGATTAGTTACTCCTGGTCAGGCACAATCATTATATGTTTGTGATGTTAAAAAGATAATCAAGATAATCGATACTGGTGTGTCAGCAACAGATCCTACTTTATCAATGTTGACTAATGCAGCATATGACGTAACTCGTAATTTTTCTTTCGATAATGGTCAACGAGATTCTTGGTATGAACATGCTAGCATTAAATTGATTCCTGGTAGATCAGCACCTAAAGGTCAGTTATTAGTAATCTTTGATTATTATGAACATGTTGTTGGTGGTGGTTATTTCTCTATCGAATCATATTTAGCACCACATTCCGCATCACCAGAAACATATGGTGAAATTCCAGCATATACTGCCAAAAGCGGTATGACATATTCATTGAGAGATTCTTTAGATTTTAGACCATCATTGAAAAACGCACAAGCAGCATTCACATTTAATTATTCTGGGGATAATGGCGGCACAATGATTCCGTCTGATAACTCTATCTTTAGAGAAGATTATGAATACTATCTTGCTAGAAAAGATAAACTTGTGTTGAGTAAAGATAAAACTTTTGAGATTATTTCTGGAACTCCATCAATAAATCCATTATTACCAACACATCCGGATGGTTCATTAGTTATAGCTACATTATCATTAGATCCATACACTACTTATGTTCCTGGTGAATCTCCGGCAGGTATTATGCCAAGTCTTTCTGTTGAGAAAGTTTTACATAAAAGATGGACAATGAGTGATATTTCTGATCTACAAGGACGTATCAATAACATAGAGTATTATACAGCATTAAGCAACTTAGAAAAATCTGCACAAGGTATGCAAATACCTGATGTTAATGGTTTGAATAGATTTAAGAATGGTATATTAACCGACGATTTCTCTAGTTTCAGCACAGCGGACACTTATAATACAGAGTTTAATGTTTCTATCAATAGTAGAGAAAAGAAATTAACAGCTTCACATACTGTTGATAACTTTCCATTGTCCTCGCCTTATTTGACAAAAACATTATCTAGATTGGATGCTGTTGCTGCGGAATCATTAGGATTTAAAGTAAATACTATTGCTCAAACCAATATGTTCACTTTGCCATACACTTCCATCGATGTAGCTACACAAACATTGGCAAGTAATACTATCAATGTAAATCCATATGCTACACCAATATTTGAAGGTGTGATGTCGTTAAATCCACCAATGGATAACTGGGTAGATAATACTAAACAACCCGATTTGTTGATTGTTAATCCCGACACAACTTTATACCAATCAAGTGACACATTAAACACATTATTTGTTGGTGATTGGAAAGTTATTCCAGGAACAGAATCATCAAGCACATCTGTTATATCATCATCGTCTAGATCAAATCATGGTGCATTTAATGGTCCATTTGGTCGTAATGTTGGTTATACACAAACAACAACACAAACAATTAACAAATCAACGTCTAGTCAAACTACAATTACTGGGTATTATGATAACTTAGGTTCTAATTATTCACAACAAAATGGTTATATTACCGATATTAGTGTAATGCCATATATTAGACCACAACAGTTGTTATTCAATGCTAATGGATTAGCAATCAATACACCAGTATCAGCCTGGTTTGATGGTGTTAATGTAAGTGATCATATCATAAAACCCGATATTATTGAATTGACTGGTGTTACAGGAACATTCCAAAAAGATGATGTTATTGGTTATTATGCAAGTTCTGTATATTATCCTGTCGGAAAAATCATATCCACATATTCTTATCCAAACACAACAAAAGTTAGATTATACATTATTGGTAATTTCCAAGAAAGTTATCCTGTAATAACCGAACTTACAAACGCTACATTCAATTCATCCGGTGTTTATGTTACTTATACAGCAAAAGGAACACCGGTAAATAGTAGCAAAATAATCAGTGTACATAAATCTGGGTTTGTGTCTGTAACACCAACAGTTGGTGTAGGTGCAACATCATCAAGCATATCGGGTGGTGGAACATGGTATACAGGAATTACACAATTTAAATTAAGCAGTATAGCCAGCGATATAGCTAACTTCTATGTTGGTTCAAAAATAACAGTATATTCCCAAAACATATCTATTAATTCTAATGGTGTGTTGGTATCAAACCCAATAACAAATGTAGCAAATATCATAGCATATAACAACTCAACAAAAGTTATAACATTAGACGCTGGAATAAATGTTTCATTTGGTAATAATTCAACGATAGGCAATATTACTTCATTTTATTCAATGGAAGGATTAACTTATACTAATTATAAACTTTCTGTTACAGCTAATAAATTAGAAAAGTTATCCACCGATGAATCTGGAAATTTTGTTGGATTGTTTAATATACCTGGTGGAACATTTAAAACTGGTGATAGAATATTTAAAGTAGACAATAGAACAGTTGAATCTGATCCAGCATCAGCAACAACTTATGCAACAGCAACTTTTACGGCTTCTGGATTATCTACTAAATCACAATCTATTAGTTTTTCTCCATCTATTGATGCTGCTAAAAATACATTTTCGTCTACAGCAACAAAAGAAAATAAATCAATTTCAACAAATGTTACTTATGCTCCATATGACCCTGTTGCACAATCATTTATTATAGATACAGCTAATTATCCTAATGGTCTATTTCTTAAATCTATTAGAGTATTTTTCCAAAGTAAAGATTCTAATAATATTCCAATTAATTTATCTATTGTTGGTACCGAGAATGGATATCCTAATGGTTCAACTTTAGATAATTCTATAGTTACTAAATTCCCAAATCAAATAAATTCAAGTACAACACCACATTATTTGGATTCTAACACATATACCGATTTTGAATTTTCAGCACCAGTCTATATCCAATCAGGTGTATTATACGCATTTATTTTGAAATCAGTATCAACAGAATATAATGTTTGGATTGCTTCTAAGGGCGGTTCTGCTGTTTCTTCATCAGTTAAAAACTTACCAACAGATCCAACACCAACAGTTATTACTAAGATTGGCAATGTTCCATATGTCGGTTCTATGTTCGAATCTCAAAATGCAATGACTTGGACAGCTGATCAAGGTAAAGCATTGATGTTTGTATTAGAAAGATGTAAATTTGACACTACAAAAACACCAAAACTTCCATTTGTTGTTCCTACAAACACACCAATGAGAAAGTTACCAAACCAAGATATACAGTCATATTATAACGCTAATACGATTTCTAATATCTTTGGTTCATTTACTACTACGGATGTTTTATCTGATGCGTATAATATCACAACTACTGATTTTGTTCCATCAAATTCAGCAATAAAATATACATACAAATCTACACTAAATGACGCTATTAAAACATTAACTAGTGAGGTTGGTGTATCTCCGGGTAAATTTGGATGTCCAACATATGACGATTTATATTTGAATGATGGTCGTGGCGAAAGAATTTTGGTAGCTAATTCAAATTCTTCATTTACATTATATTCAACACTATCTTCATCCGATGACGCAGTTAGTCCAATACTTTCTGATGATGGTGTTTCTTTATATAACATTAGATGGAACATTAATAATTTAGAATTATCAAACACAACCATAACAGTATCTAGTGGTGGTACTGGATATAGTAACACAACAACTGTATCTATTTCAGCACCAGACGACATATACGGAACTCAAGCATATGCTGTTGCTAATATAACAAGTGGTATAATAACTTCTATTGATTTTATTAACACCGGTTCTGGATATCAATCAAATCCTGTCGTAACTGTTGACAATTCAACAACCAGATCAGGTAACACCAACGCTTCTTTGGTTGTACATGGAGAAACAGCACAATCTGGAGGTAATGGTATAGCTAAATACTTCACTAAGAAAGTAGTATTATCTTCTGGTAACGATTCTGGTGATTTACGTGTATTCTATACTGCTTATAGACCATACGGCACAAATATTTCAGTATATTATAAAACATTAAATAGAAATGACACACAATCATTTGAAGATTCTTCTTGGCAATTAATGACAACAGTTGGTAATTCCAACACATTCTCAAATACTAGAGATGATGTATATGAATTTGAAGCTGCTCCTGGTACTGGAAATGCAGCAGATAATGTAATTTCATATACTAGTGTTGCTGGTATTAATTATACATCATTTAGTCAATTTGCTATTAAAATTGTATTGTCTACTAATGATAAAACAAATGTTCCATTCTTAACAGACATTAGAGCAATTGCATTACCATCAGGCACAGGAATGTAATGTTAGTTAAAGTAAATGATTCTACATTTGTAAGAGATATTCAATCTGGGGCGTTAATCAATCAAGATTATTCGTCCCGTGATGAATATTATGCTAAAGTTAAAATGATAACCAACCAAAAACAAGAACTAAATACCGTAAGGTCAGAGATAGATGTTATCAAAAATGATATCTCGGAAATTAAACAGTTAATGTTCGCATTATTAAACAAGGGTTCAAATGGCTAATACAACATCAATTTTAAGTTATGCCAACACATTTGGTGATTGGGTTGTTCAATCTAATTCATTATCTAAAGAAAATAATGATTTGGCTGCAAATAATTATATTAAACCAACCGGTACACTTTACTTAAATGGTTTACCATTAGGACTTCAAGTAGCTAATAATGCAGTTGTCGGTGGTCAATTACAGGTTCAAGGTATAGGATCTTCCGCATTTATACAAAATAACCTTACAGTCTCAACTGGTCAAGTATATTTTTCAAATACTATATTGGGATTGACTAACGCAGGTCAAGCAAATATTGGAGGACCTCTATTAGCATTATCTTCAGGAAATGGTTTAATCGTTTCTAATAATGCAATAGTTCAAGGTAACACTTCAGTTTGGGGTAATACTATAATCACCGGCAATACTTCAATTGCTAACAATCTGGTAGTTACAAAAAACACATCATCAAATAACATAAACATCACATATAACTCAAATACTAACACATTAACAGTATTTAATAATGCTTATGTCAATAATGATTTAAATGTATCAAACAAAACACTAACTTACACACTCCAAGCAAATTCTAGTGTTAATACCGAAACACTTGGTGTCACTGGTTCTAGTTTCTTAAACATTGTTCAAGCAAACACCAATGTTAATACGGCAACTTTAAGTGTTGCTGGAAATAGTATTTTAAATATAGTTCAAGCCAATACCAATGTCAACACAGCAACCTTGAGTGTCACTGGTTCTGGTTTCTTAAACATCGTTCAAGCAAATACCAATGTTAATACAGCAACATTAAGTGTTACCGGCACATCATATATCAATACAGTTGTCGCTAATGGAACAACATCACTATTAAGTGATGTTGTTGTTGGTAATCCGACAGGTACACCAGCAAATTTAACTGTTACTGGAAATTTTGTTATTAATGGACAAACATTATTAGACACCGATAGATTAACATTAAAAGCTGTTTCACCACAGACGATTGGTGCTGGATATGATTATCTTGTTATTAATCGAGGAGAATCAACAAATGTTGTTAATGCAAATTCACAAATAAGATGGAACGAACCTAGTAGATATTGGGATATTCGAGATATATCTTCACCAACAAATTATTATAGAATATTAACTAATCAACATCTAAGCGATTCAACAACTACAGCAAACTCTACTATTGTTGCAACAGCACAAGCAGTTAAATCTCTTAATGATAATTTGCAAAGTCAGATCACAGCTAATGTGTCAATTTTAAGTGCTGCAGTTACTTCATCATATTCTAGAGCAAATACATCAGCAAATTCTTTCATATGTACAACCGGTTCTATAACTCCAGCATCTGGTGTTGTTTCATTAACTAGTGGTAATGGTATCACCGCTGTTGGTTCTGGTAGCACAATTACTATCAATACAGCACAAGACATAAGAACAACTGCAAGTCCAACATTCCAAGGATTAGCATTAACATCCGCACTACCATTGATTTATGGTGGTACAGGTGCAACATCATCAGCAGGCGCATTAGCTAATATGTTACCTGGAGGTGCTACTTATGGTTATGTATTGACTACGGGTGGTGTTGGAAGTTATTCTTGGACACCACAAACAGGAACATCAGGTGTTCCACCAGGAACAACAATAAACTCGGCTAGATTAAGTTATACCGCTACTGCTGGACAAACACTTTTTACCACACCAACATATATTATTGGTTCTGGTCAATTAAGAGTTTATGTGGATGGTGTTAGACAATACCTTTCTGATTATGTCGAAACAACCACCACATCAGTTACATTAAATGTCGGTTGTACGTTAAACGACACTGTATTGGTTGAAGTTGATGGTTATGTCATTAACCCATATTACGCAAACAATATAACATTTACATCACCACAGGGTGGTATAGTTGCTGCAGCAAACACTATACAAGCAGCTATTGCAGATTTGGAAACAAGAAAAGCAACATTAGCTTCACCACAATTAACAGGAACACCATTATCAGTAACAGCTGCAGTAGGAACTAATAATACACAAATAGCAACTACTGGTTTTGTTTATAATGTTTTAGGCACAACATCAGCAACATATGCACATAGCATCTCAGGTAATGCTGCAGGATTATCAGCAACATTAGCAGTAGCTTCTGGCGGTACTGGTGTTACTACAAGCACAGGAACTGGCAGTAATGTATTATCAACAAGTCCAACTTTGGTTACTCCAGCATTAGGCACACCAACAAGCGGAACATTAACCAACTGTACACTACCATACTCTGGATTAACAGGAACTGTTCCTACTTGGAACCAAAATACTACAGGACTAGCAGCAAAAGCATCTACACTATCTCAAAGTGGTGGAACTGGAGTTGCTATGACATTTAATTGGGCTGGTCAAGGTGGACAACCAACTTGGTTATGGGGCGGTAATGATGGTTCTAATCATTACGTTTATAATCCATCCAATTTCAGTGTAAATTATGCTTCTTCTTCCGGAGCATGCTCCGGAACAGCAACTTACTCTAATGCAGCCAATGCCCAATGGCAATCAGCTGGGATTAATGGCCACACAACCTCCGGTGATGTGGCTAGTGCAAGAATTAATAATTCTGGTGGTACGGGTGACGCTGCTGTTGCTGCATTAGCGTTCCTAGCACAAGGTTATTATGGAATTCATCTACATGTGCGTGCTGACGGATATTTTGGGTTAGGTGGTTGGTCAAGGCCAGCTTGGTCTTGGTATTCTGATCCGTCCGGAAACATGGTAGCTGCTGGTAATGTTACTGCTTATTCCGACCCCAGACTTAAAGAAAACTTTGAAATTATTAAAAGTCCATTTGATATTATCGATAAAATTGATGGCGGCACATTTAATTGGAAATCTGGATTCACACACACCGAATGTAAATCGGGTAAAAGGGATTATGGTATTTTAGCTGATCAAGTAGAAAGTGTTATGCCTGAAATTGTGACAGAATCTATTGAAATTGATGGTGAATCGTATAAAACTGTTGCTTATGAAAAATTAGTTCCGGTATTAATTGAAGCAATTAAAGAATTGAAATTAGAGATTGACGTTCTAAAAGGAAACAAATAAATGACAACTAAGGTCAGATCATCGGTACTAGAAAACACCGCAGTTACAGCAGGCACTTATGGTAGCACCACTACACATTCTACATTTACAGTAGATGCTCAAGGTAGACTTACCGCAGCTAGTTCTGCAACACCAAGTATAGCCAGTTCCCAGATAACAGGAACAACAGGTTCTGGTAATGTAGTATTAGCAACAAGTGCAACGTTGGTTTCTCCAATATTAGGAACACCAACAAGTGGAACATTAACCAATTGTGCCGGTTTACCATATTCTGGATTGACAGGAACTGTACCAACATGGAATCAAAGCACCACAGGTAATGCTGCTACAGCATCATCATTGAATGGTACATGGACACAAATGCCCACAGGCACACGCGTTCCTTTTGCACAAGCAGCAGCTCCTACAGGGTGGACTCAAGACGTTACTGATAATGCCACTAACCGTATGCTTAGGGTGGTTAATACTACTGGTAACGGTATTGGTGGTACAGCATCACCTATTTTAAACAATACCGTACCATCACATACGCATGGGTTTTCTACTGGTGGGCAAAGCGCCAACCACGTGCATTATGATGCTGGGCATGCTCACACTATATCAAATAGGGCTAATAGTCACAATGGTGCGGGGAAAGTCACTGAAGGAGGGGATGCACCAGAAGGCGCATACCCATATACCGATGTTGGATATGCAAGTTTAGGTGGATTCAGTGCTGACCATTACCACTCAGGTAGTACAGATAATGGTTCAAGCCAGACAAACTGGACTCCACGCTATATTGATATGATTATTTGTGCTAAAAATTAAAGGATATTTATGGAAACTATGATTAAAGGTTATCACTACAAAAGCAATAAACGGTTTAGCGGAATATATGAGTTTCCAAATAACTTTGACAAAGAAGAAATTCATATGCCACCTAACACCACGTTAGTTGCGCCTCCTGTGATTCCTGAAGGTAAAGAAGCATTGTGGGATGGCACAAACTGGAGTTTAGTTGGTGAGGAGTTGCTGCAGTCTAACCCTAATGGAAATTAAAACAATGGAAATTAAAACAGTATTGACATGCCCTTTAGGTAGTTCGTGTGAGACGATTAAAGACGGCGCTATACACCGTTGTGCGTGGTACACAAAACTTGCTGGCACTAATCCTAACACAGGTGAAACTGTAGATGAAATGGGTTGTGCCATGAGTTGGGTGCCCATGTTATTGATAGAAAACTCTATGCAACAACGTAGCACCAGTGCCGCAGTAGAAAGTTTTAGAAATGAAATGGTACAAAATAGTGAAGTTAACCAACAAATACTATTGACTGCAGCCAATAAGAATACTGAAAAGTTAATATTTAATGTTTGAATAGGTATAAATACAGTAATAGTATAATTTAACATATCCAGGGATAAAAAATGCCAATAGTTCTTAGACAGGTTAAAGGAACTCCATTATCAGTAGACGAGGTTGATGGTAATTTTACCTATTTAAACGATAATGCAAATCTTACAGGTGAGGTAACAACTGTTGGTAAGGTAACAACGTTATCAACCACAGGAGTTACCGCTGGGTATTATACTTCTGCAAATATTACAGTTGACAACAAAGGCAGAATATCATTCGCAAACAATGGTATAGGGGGAACAGCAACCACCACCGTTACTGGTAATGTGGGGAGTCCCACACTGGTGGATACATTTTCAACTTTAACATTTAGAAGTGCTAAATATGAAATGCAGATATCTGATTCTATTGGCAAACACCAAATAACGGAACTAAGAGTTTTTTGGGATTCTACATCAGAAGTACCATACATTACTGAATATGGAACAATGATAACGCTTGATGGCACTCCAATGGGCACTTTTAGTGTCGATTATGATGGAACAGCAGAAAAGGTGAGTTTGAATTTTACACCAATAACAACATATGCAAATGAAATTATATTCATACGAAATATAATACCGAAAGGTAGTTATTAACTTTAACCAACAGGAAATAAAATGAGAGAAACTTTGACACCCGAACAACAAGCAGAACAAGCAACTAATGATTTGCGTTCAGCTATGGATAGTGTAAACTTGATTAACAAATTAGTTTCAGAAGGTATACATTCTGAACAATTTGATAGTCGTGTACAATCAAACTATCAACATCTGGAAATAGTATTAGCCCGTGAAAATGTTATTGCAGATTCTTCCGATAAAACACCATATCTACAAGCAATAGAATCAGGTAAAGCGTTCGCACCAACAGTATAAAATCAATAAATGGGAGACTACTATATAACATAGTCTCCCAACCATTTATTATGGAATAACATATGCAACACGAATTGGTTCTGTTATCAGGATTACCTAGATCCGGATCAACAATATTAACATCATTACTGAATCAGCACACCCAAATTAAAGCAACAACAACATCACCAGTATTAAGTATGATACTCAATTTTTATACAAATTGGGAATCACACACAACAGCTCAAGAATCCGATAAGAACACACAACAAAGAAAAGATATGACCCGTGCAATGATAGAATCTGCACATAAACATTTCAATTCACCGATAGTCGTGGATAAAAATAGAGGTTGGCCAAAAAGTTCAAAATTATTGACCGAGCTACTAGACAACCAACCAAAATACATATGCACCGTACGCAATATTCCCGACATATTAGCATCTTTCGTAACATTAGCTAACAAAGACCCAAATAATTTTATAGACAATGCGTTAAAAGAATCTGGATTTGCTGTTAATAATACAAATAGATGTAGGTTATTATGGAATTCAGGTGTGGTTGGTGAATCTTGGCAATGTTTTAAAAGTGGATATCAATTCAACAAAAATAACATGTTGATTTTAGAATATGAAGATATTGTTTCCAGGCCACTAATGGTTATGGAACAAATAGAAGAATACTTAGGAATAGACCATTTTTATTATGATATATATAATTTAAAACCCATGAAAGAAAAAGATGAAAATCATGGTATAAAAGGATTACATGATATTAGACCTAGTATTAGTAAAACATCCAAACCGGCCGAAGCGATTATTGGTGTAGGATTAACACAACATTATAATGATATGAAATTAGATTTTTGGCATAAATGAGGTTATAAATGAAAAAAGTATTTTGGATTGATGGTGGTGCCGGTCGTATTATTGCAGCTATTCCTGCATTACTTAAATATAATAGATTGAATCCAAATGATGATTGGACAGTCATCGCTGCAGGATTTAACAATTTGTATTGGGGTATACCAGAACTACAAGATCGAACTTATGGATTAGACGACAAAGGAGTATTCGACAATATAATCAAATATGCTGATGTGGTTGTTACTCCAGAACCATATAGAAATCCTGCATATTTCAATCAAAAGATTTCTTTAGTAGAAGCATTTGATGTTGAAATTAATGGAACCCACGATCATTCGGATTTAGGTGTTCCAAAATTAGTTTTTGATAAATCCGAAACTACAGTGTCAACAACAACATTAGGTGAACTTAAACAACGCCAAAAGAAACAAAAAACAATCATATTTCAGCCGTTTGGTCGTGGTGCTGCTGTTACATCACAACACACAGATGGTCAAGCCACAGACGTTGAAGATGTGGAATCCAGAAGTTTGTCGGCTGAATCATATCTATCATTAGCTAAAAAATTGTCTTTAAAATATAATCTAGTATTTTTTGGCGAACCACAATTCCAACTTCAACAAGACAGTTTTGCTTCAAATTACACTTGCGATTTGCGTCAATGGGGATCACTAATAGAACAAGCTGATTATTTTGTTGGTGTAGATTCAGTTGGTCAACATATGGCCAGAGCTATGAATGTACCAGGAACAGTGATATTCGGGTCAACATTCCCCATAAACACATCATATCCAGATTTCTTTCAAATATTAGAAAAAGAAGGTGTTAAAAAATATTCTCCTATAAGATTGATGGGGTTGGATGCTATATTATCAAACAGAATTAATGATAAACTTATGGATTTCGACGAAAAGGAAATCAATGAGATATTTAAGAAAATTGTTTCACATATAGAATTGAAGGTGAAATAATGGCATATAATATATTAGCGATTAATCCAGGACATAATGGATCAGCAGCATTGGTATCTGATGGTGAAATAGTATTTTATGGTGAGGAAGAAAGATTTTCACGAATGAAATATGATGGTAATCCATTCAGAGCAATGCTCCAAGTATTAACAAGTTTTACAGTAGATGAATTTGTTATTGGCGGAACATCAAATGATTTAGCAGGATTACCATGGACAGGCGAAGATGCATATACAGCATTAGTTAGAAAATATAACCCAAATGTTAAAATAACCAAATTTGGCGAGAAACATCATTTTGGTCATGTAAGTAATGCATTTTATAATTCGGGATTTAAAACAGCAGCAGCTGTAATTGTCGATGGATCAGGTTCATTTCATGTCGAACGAATGGGTACAGAAGAATTCGCTCCAGTAACGGGAGGATATGAAACAGAATCAATATTCATGTGTTCTTATCCAGCAGAATTTACACCAGTTTATAAAAGATATGCTGACGGTAATAGCATATCATATGATAATGGACTTAAAGATTTTGATGATACCGTTACCATAACCAAAGCTTATGAAGCAGTTACAGATTACTTAGGATTCCATGTTATTGAAGCTGGTAAAACTATGGGATTAGCGCCATACGGAAAATTTGATGAAAATATTCCTCCTATATTTGTACAAGGTAGAGGTAATAAAAATCTATTAAGACCAAATTACCCAGCAATGGCGACCGTTGATGAATTTAGATTTCCATATCTAGTTAGACATGGCGACCATAAAGAATGGCAATACAACGAAACTATGGTGGACGATAAACAAAAAAATATCGCATATCATGTACAACAAGAAACTCAACAATTGGTGGCCAAGTTAATACAAAAAGCACACGATGATACCGGAGAAACAAACATCGTTATATCTGGAGGATATGGATTAAATTGTGTAGCAAATTACTTCTACAAAAAAGTATTTCCTAATCTAAATATCTATGTCGATCCACTATCTCATGATGGCGGAACATCTCTAGGATTAGCATTATATGCTTGGCATGTTAAATCACAAAACACCACACCCAATAAGTTACAAAATCTATATTTATCCGGATATCCAACATATGAAAATGTCGATCTCATATTATCGAAATTTGACACATTGAAAATTAAAGATGTTACTGATGAAGTTGTTGCTGAGATATTATCGGAAGAAAATATCGTATGTTTCTTCAATGGTCGTGCTGAAGGTGGACCTAGAGCACTAGGCAACAGATCAATATTGTTTGATCCCAGAGTATTGGATGGTAAAGACGTTGTTAATAGAGTAAAAGGTCGAGAATGGTTTAGACCATTTGCCGGTTCCATTTTAAAGGAATATGCAACAGAATGGTTTGATTTGGCTGGAATGGACGAATCACCTTTTATGATGTATGCTGTAAATACATTGGAAGATAAGGTAGATTTGATACCATCAATAACACATGTTGATGGTACTTGCAGAATTCAAACAGTATCCAAAACAGACAACCAAAATTATCACAAGTTATTAACAGCGTTTTATGAAAAAACTGAGGTGCCGATATTATTCAACACTAGTTTTAATTTAGCTGGTGAACCTTTAGTGGAAACTGTATTTGATGCAATACAAACATTAAACAATTGCGATATCGAATATTTATATCTACCAGAAATCGGTAAATTGATATACAAATGAAAATATTGATAATGGGTCTTCCTGGATCAGGCAAGACCTTTTTAACCAAAGAACTGAAGAAACAACTTGAACAATTGGGTAAAAGTGTTTCTTGGTTTAATGCGGATATTATTAGAGAGAAATTTGATGATTGGGATTTTACCACGGAAGGTAGAATTCGACAATCAGTTCGCATGAATCAATTATCGGAAGAATCTGATTCCGATATTGTTTTATGCGATTTTGTTGCACCGTTAGAAGAAATGCGTAATAATTATAATGCAGATATTACTATTTGGGTAGATACGATATCGAAAAGTATATTTGAAGACACCAATAAATTGTTTGTTAACCCTATTAAATATGATTTTAGGGTGACCGAACAAGATTGTGAATATTGGGCTGGTGAAGTAATAAATAACATAAATATAGGTTAATAAAGTTCAATCAGGGGAAAATGAACCATGGACATGTACTTCAAAGTAAAAAATGGATTATCGGTAAATAACAAAAAGGTATTAGATTCGAGCGGTAATTTATTATTAGATTCATTGGGAAATTTAGTAATTGGTGGTGGAACAGCAGGCACAGGTTCTCATAATATTGCTACCGGTAATGGTGCATTATTTTATAACACCACAGGTAATTATAATATTGCAACTGGTAAATATGCATTAAGACTTAACACCACAGGCTGTAATAATATTGCTACCGGTAATGGTGCATTATTTTATAACACCACAGGTAATTATAATATTGCAACTGGACAAAATGCATTAAGACGTAACACCACAGCTTCTAATAATATCGCTACTGGAATAAATGCATTATATTGTAACACCACAGGTTCTAATAATATTGCTACTGGTCGTGATGCGTTAGCTAGTAACACCACAGGTTCTAATAATATTGCTACCGGTTATGGTGTATTATATTGTAACACCACAGGCTGTAATAATATTGCAACAGGATACGATGCGTTACGAAATAACACCACAGGTTGGTCTAATGTTGCAACCGGTCATTATGCTTTAAGAAATAACACCACAGGTTCTTATAATATTGCTACTGGCCAATGTGCATTAAGAAATAATTATACAGGTTGGTCTAATATTGCTACCGGCTATGGTGCTTTAAAATGTAACACCACAGGTTCTTATAATATTGCTACTGGCCAATGTGCATTATTTTATAACACCACAGGTTGGTATAATATTGCTACCGGCAAGTGTGTATTATTTCGTAATACTACAGGTTCTTATAATATTGCAACCGGTGAAGGTGCATTATTTTATAACACCACAGGTTCTAATAATATCGCTACCGGTTGTGCTGCTTTAAAATGTAACACCACAGGTTCTAATAATATTGCTACCGGTGAAGGTGCATTATTTTATAACACCACAGGTTCTGATAATATTGCTACTGGTCGTGAAGCATTAAAATGTAACTCCACAGGTTCTTATAATATTGCTACTGGTCGTGAAGCATTAAAATGTAACACCACAGGTTATGGCAATATCGCTACTGGTGTTAGTGCATTAAGAAATAATACTACAGGTTCAAGTAATATCGGTATCGGTTACCGGGCTGGGATTGATGTGGCAACTGGAAGCAATAACACAATTATTGGTAATTTAACAGGCACAACAGCACTTTCAAGTACAGTTCTACTTGGTGCGGGCGATGTTGAGAGATTAAAGGTTAATTCAACTGGATTGTATATCAATGGTTCTTTGTTTACTAGCGGTGTAGCAGTTTATGGTGGGTTAGCTAATATTTTAACTTCAACCTTAGCTGGTGTTAATTTCATTGGAGAACATGGTTTAGTTTATAATTCTTTTACACCAGAAGCTACAGTTACTTCAATTTCAAACACACTTTTAGGCACAGGATTATTAAATCAAATTGCTTATGGTATTCATAATGACGAATATTTTAAATTCAATATACCTTGGAATATAGAATATTTTGGCAAATCTTACAATGCAGGATATATTTGTTCTAATAGTTTTCTTTCTTTTGCACACGGTTCTACATTAAATCAAAATTTTGCTGCAAATTCACCACTTTTACCTAAGATATTAATTGCCTCTGCTAATAATTATACACAAGGGATATATTCGGGGGAATTAGGTACTACACCAGATAGAACTTTTGTAGTTAGATATGAGGGTTTAACATCTATTAGTGGTGGTGGGATGTTAAATGTTGCACCTATAGAAAATATAATATTAGGTCCATTAGCATTAGATTATTACACAACTCCAGATGTAGGCAGTACCGATGATGGTTATTATATTGCAGCTATTCCTTGGGATATATCTTATTTGGGCAGTCTTTATAATACAGTTTATATAGGAACCAATAGTTATCTTACATTTAGTGACGGTGCAGTTCAATTTTCGGGTTTTGCTGCAAATTCACCAGGTTTACCTAAGATATTAATAGAAGCGCAGGATAATTTTGCGGGTTCTGTGTATTATGGTGTAGAAGGTGTTGCGCCAGATAGAACCTTTAGAATCCGTTATGAAGCGGGTGCCCCTAATGAATCCAATGTTGATTGGGAAGCAACTTTCTACGAAAATGATATTTCTAGGATTGATATTCAACTAGGGAGTTATAGTTATGTACCCCTTGGATTTTCTGGATTATATTCAGCAGACACTTGGGTGGCTGATTTGCTTGGATCATCTTATATCGGCATGAGTATTACTGCAGTGATTCCAGTAGCCACAAATATGATATGGGAAGCAACTTTCTATGAAAATGATATTTCTAGGATTGATATTCAAATAGGGGAAAATAATAGACTTGATGGTATCTCTGGTATCTATACTGAAAATGAATGGGTTGCTGGTTTACCTATTACTTCAAATACTGGTAATAGTATTGTAACAAGCAAAGTAATACAACCAGATAATATTACTGTTGATTCTACTATTCGATTTGACGAACTTAATTCTTTAGCTATTGGTGGAGGATTAAGTTTATCTGTTCCCACATTAGGGGGTTCATACAATACTGATAATATTGCAATAGGATTTGGAGCTCAGAATCTAAATGTAACAGGTGGTAAAAATATCGCAATTGGGACAGAGGCCTTACATTGGTCTAATGATGGGTGGGGAAATGTTGCAATAGGGTGTCGTTCATTATTTTGTAACACCACAGGTTCTTATAATATTGCTACTGGATCATATGTATTAATAAATAATACCACAGGTTCTAATAATATCGCTACCGGTTATGGTGTATTATATTGTAACACCACTGGACGTGATAATATTGCTATCGGTAATGGTGCTTTAAGATTTAACAGCACAGGTTCTTATAATATTGCAACTGGACTATATGCATTAAGATGTAACACCACAGGTTCTTATAATATTGCTACCGGTTATGGTGTATTATATTGTAACACCACAGGCTGTAATAATATTGCTACCGGTAAAGGTGCATTAAGACATAACACCACAGGTTCTAATAATATTGCTACCGGTTCATGTGCATTAAGATGTAACACCACAGGTTATATGAATATTGCTACCGGTAATGCTGCTTTAAAATGTAACACCACAGGTCATAATAATATTGCTACCGGTTATAGTGCATTACTACGTAACACCACAGGTTCTGATAATGTTGCTACCGGTAAAGGTGCATTAAGATATAACAGCACAGGTTCTGATAATATTGCAACTGGTTCATGTGCATTAAGATTTAACACCACAGGTAATTCTAATGTTGCTACCGGTAAAGGTGCATTAAGATTTAACAGCACAGGTTCTTATAATGTTGCTACCGGTGATGGTGCATTAAGATATAACACCACAGGTTATAATAATGTTGCTACCGGTAAAGGTGCATTATTTTGGAATCACACAGGTTGTAATAATGTTGCAACTGGTAAATATGCATTAAGATATAACACCACAGGTTATAGTAATATCGCTACTGGACCAAGTGCTTTGTACAATAACACCACAGGTTCTTGTAATATTGCTACTGGTCGTGATGCATTATTTTATAACACCACAGGATCTCAGAATATTGCTACCGGTTATGGTGCATTAGCATTTAACACCACAGGTTCTAATAATATTGCCACCGGTGTGAGTGCATTAAGAAGTAACTCCACTGGACGTGATAATATTGCTACCGGTCGGCGGGCATTATTTCATAACACCACAGGTTCTTATAATATAGCTACTGGTGCTTATGCATTAAGATATAACAGCACAGGTTCTAATAATATCGCAACAGGTTCATGTACATTAAGATATAACACCACCGGTAATTCTAATATTGCAACAGGATACGAATCGTTAGGAAATAACAGCACAGGTTCTTATAATATTGCCACAGGCGGATTAACATTAAAATGCAATACTACAGGCAGTAATAATATTGCTGTCGGTCAACAAGTGTTAAGATACAATACAACAGGTTATAATAATATTGCTACCGGTTCATGTGCATTAACACATAACACCACAGGCAGTAATAATATTGCAACCGGTGAAGGTGCATTATTTTATAACACCACAGGTTCTAATAATATCGCTACCGGTTGTGCTGCTTTAAGAAGTAACTCCACTGGACGTGATAATATTGCTACCGGTGAAGGTGCATTAAGATATAACACAACAGGGTGTGATAATATTGCTACCGGTCAGTGGGTATTATATTGTAACACCACAGGTTATGGCAATATCGCTACTGGTGTTAGTGCATTATTTTATAACACCACAGGTTCTCATAATATTGCTGTTGGTTCTCAAGCTTTAAGATGTAACACAACAGGTTCTTATAATATATCTACCGGTAATGCTGCTTTAAAATGTAACACCACAGGTCATAATAATATTGCCACCGGTGATTGTGCATTATTTAGTAACACCACAGGTTATAATAATGTTGCCGTAGGTGGATTAACATTAAAATGCAATACTACAGGTTATAATAATGTTGCCGTAGGTGGATTAACATTAAAATGCAATACTACAGGCAGTAATAATATTGCTACCGGTAATGGTGCATTAAATAATAATACCGCAGGTCATCATAATATTGCTACTGGTAAATATGCATTAAATAATAATACCACCGGGTGTTGTAATATTGCTACCGGTGCTTATGCATTAAGATGTAACACCACAGGTAATTCTAATGTTGCTACTGGTGCTTATGCATTAAGATGTAGCACCACAGGTAATTCTAATGTTGCTACTGGACCAAGTGCATTAAGATTTAACACCACAGGCTTTGGTAATATAGCTACTGGACCATGTGCATTAATATGCAATACAACAGGTTATAATAATATTGCTACTGGTATGGGTGCTTTGTACAATAACACCACAGGACGTAATAATATTGCTTCCGGATTGATTGCATTAAAAAATAATACGACAGGTTGTAATAATATTGGTATTGGTAAAGGTGCTTTGTACAATAACACCACAGGTTCTAATAATACATTTATCGGTTCTTATTATTCAACAACATTATCAGATACGGTCGCAATAAATGCAGGATTATGTAATCGTCTTAAAATCAATTCCGTTGGTCTTTATGTCAATGGTTCTCTATTTACTGGAACCGCAGGTATATCCAGTCAAGTAATAAATACACCTAACGCATTCTTATTAATGGGAGCATAATATGGCTATAACATATAAAGTCTTAGGACAAGCAGCACCAACAGCAACAACACTAACAACACTTTATACCGTTCCAGCTGGAACATCAACAGTTTGTTCCACTCTGACAATATGTAATAGAGATGTGTCTACACCATTCAGGATAGCAGTTAGACCGGCAGGAGCAACATTAGAAACACAACATTATATCATATTTGACAATTATGTTAATCAGTATGACTCGGTATTCCTAACATTAGGACTATCATTAGGTGCAACAGATGTGGTATCTGTATATGCAGGTACAGCAAATGTTAGTTTTTCATTATTTGGATCAGAGTTGACTGCGTGACAATTAATAAAGTTCAAGATTATGGTTTGGGTAAAAAACATAGTGGAATTCCACCAATCACTTATCCCATAACAGACACAACAACCGCTTGGGTTAGACCTGCCGATTGGTTAGCATTACCAACACTAACTACCTCTGATCAGAAGTTTGTTGGATTACATATGGTTCTGGAGGATGGTTTCTATTGTGCTTTGGTTGCAACGGGTAACTATACAGTTGATTGGGGTGATGGTAATATCATTAACTATGCTACAGGTGTAATAGCAGAACATCAATATGACTTCACAAATATTAATCTAGGAGCAGCTACATCTGAAGGTTGGAAACAGGCGGTAGTAACTGTTACTCCTCAAGCTGGACAAAATCTAACCACTTTAAATCTACATAAGAAACATAGTGCAATGGCAACAGGGGCAGCTGCTGTTATACCCAATAGTGGTTTTGTGGATATATCTATTGCAGGTTCTTTACTTACATCTTTGTTGGTTGGTACATCGGTTGTTGGGGCAGCAACACCCAGGACCATATCCTTCAGGAAACTAAAACAAGTTAATATTGTTAAATCGGCGGTTGCCAATACAAGCTATCTGTTTTATAATTGTTATTCATTAGTTAGTGTAGTAGGTATAGATGCTGCTTGTACTTTTGCGGCATATATGTTCCAAAGTTGTTCTTCATTACAAACAGTTCCTTTATTTAATCTAGCTGCTTGTACTAATGCATCAAATATGTTCAATAGTTGTTCTTCATTACAAACAGTACCATTGTTTAATTTAGCTGCTTGTACTAATACAACAGGTATGTTCGCTAGTTGTTATTCATTACAAACAGTACCATTGTTTAATTTAGGTGTTTGTCTTAATGCAACACAGATGTTCTATGGTTGCTATTCATTACAAACAGTTCCATTGTTTAATCTAGGTGTTTGTCTTAATACATCATATATGTTCCAAAGTTGTGCTTCATTACAAACAGTTCCTTTATTTAATTTAGCTGCTTGTAATACCGCACCATATATGTTCGCTAGTTGTTATTCATTACAAACAGTTCCTTTGTTTAATTTAGCTGCTTGTACTTTTGCGGCATATATGTTCAATGGTTGCTATTCATTACAAACAGTACCATTGTTTAATCTAGCTGCTTGTACTAATGCACCAAGTATGTTCAATGGTTGCTATTCATTACAAACAGTACCATTGTTTAATTTAGCTGCTTGTACTGATGCATCATACATGTTCTATAATTGTTATTCATTACAAACAGTACCATTGATTAATTTAGCTGCTTGTACTAATGCATCATATATGTTCTATAATTGTTCATTACAAACAGTACCGTTGTTTAATCTAGCTGCTTGTACTAATGCATCATATATGTTCTATAATTGTGATGCATTACAAACAGTACCATTGTTTAATCTAGGTGTTTGTCTTAATACATCATATATGTTCCAAAGTTGTGCTTCATTACAAACAGTTCCTTTATTTAATTTAGCTGCTTGTCTTAATGCATCATACATGTTCTATAATTGTTATTCATTACAAACAGTACCATTGATTAATTTAGCTGCTTGTACTAATGCATCATATATGTTCTATAATTGTTCATTACAAACAACAGTACCATTGTTTAATTTAGCTGCTTGTACTAATGCATCAAATATGTTCCAATATTGTTATTCATTACAAACAGTACCATTGTTTAATCTCACAAACGTTACTACTGGGCAGGCAGCAAATATGTTCAATAGTTGCTCCTCCCTTACTAAAGGAACGACCATTAATCTTAAGTTTTCTGTAGCTTATACCAACTGCAATCTTTCACCCACTGCTCTAAATGACATATATACTAACTTAGGTACAGCAACTACCCAAACAATTACAGTAACAGGAAACTGGGGTACTGCCTCAGATGACCCCGCTATTGCAATAATCAAAGGCTGGACGGTGACAGGATAATGAGTATAAATTATATTAAATCTTTAAGATTAAATAGTAAGCATATTGGGATATTAGCACCAAAACTTTTCTCTCCAACAATCGTTGATACAACAACTGCTTGGGTTAGACCTGCCGATTGGTTAGCATTACCAACACTAACAACATCCGATCAGAAGTTTGTTGGATTACATATGGTTCTGGAGGATGGTTTCTATTGTGCTTTGGTTGCAACGGGTAACTATACAGTTGATTGGGGTGATGGTAATATCATTAACTATGCTACAGGTGTAATAG